ATATATATATATATTAAATACATACGCGTGAGAGACTCCTCTCCTTCACCCTTCCCCTTTTCCCTTCGTCCAGTTAATAAATAAATTAACATACATTTATTAACAGACACAAAAAAGGCCGGATAAGTTAATATCCGGCCAATGCTTCGATACCTTGTCTTAGTTTGCGGGGTTCAGTTTGCGTGCTTCGATCTCTGCCTGCACGGCCAATGCTTCGTCGGTCTTGCCTGCGACGAATAGCTCAGCCATCTCCGATGCTTTATCCACGAACCATGTCGATGCGGTTGCAACCGCCGCGCTGATCTTCTCAGCTTGTGACTTAGCCTCCGATGCGATCTTAATGAAATTCTTAGAACAATAGTCTAAGATTTCAGCTTCACTTTTGTCGGCCATTTTCGCGCTGCTGATCTTACCAGTAAGATAAGTGTTCAACTGCATTGCGATTGCCTGCTCAGCAGGGCAACCCCGCTCTTTGATAACTTCAGCATCTAAACTGAAGCCTGCTTTTTCTACTTGCTCAGTCGGTAGACTGGCAAGGTGTGCATCGAATGTATTAAACCAATTAGGATAATACATTGATACGGCCCAACGTTCCTCGGATTTCCCTTCACGTTCCTTAGTTTGGTATCTAGTAATTACTAGGTTTTTCATGCTAATTTCCGGGCTAAGCGCAGGTTGTACTTTTTGTGTGCCTCAAGGCGTAAAGCCTCGTGAGCGTGCCAGCAGGCAATAGGGCCAAGGCCTTGCAGGCGCATATCCCTTTTGCGTGCTTTAATGTAGTTAGTAACTTTGGCGGCCCAATGGGCAGGATTTCCATCCTGTCTAGTGAGACCTTTTCGCCAAACCGTTGGTTTATTTATTGATTTCATTTTATCTAGTGGCAGGCATGACACCACGAGGCCAGCAGCGAAACCGCCGCGAGCAACCAAACCGTGAGTGTCAAACCTAACCATCCCGACAAGCTACCAGAACACAAGCAGAATGCAACATTTATTTTTAACATTTATTTGTTGACAAAAAACCCCTAGCTTACTAATCAAACCCCCTAGGCCAGGCACGCACGCGAGTATAAAGTAAGCTGAGATTGCTCAGTAGAGTAAGAGAAAATACTTTGTAAAGTTGCTTGACTATTTTGTAGAGTGTGTTATAATTATCTTGGCTCAGGGTAGGAAAAACCATCAGACCCTAGCCTAGAAAATACCAAGTAAATACGCTATGAGAACCGGAAAGTTAGACTACCTATTGGACGGCACACCCCACGAAATGTCAGCATGGATAGAGTTGTGCCTATGCAGGACAAACCCTATGTTTGAAAGCTACTCTAGGAAAGAGTACCAGATCATAGGCGAAACCCATGCGAAGAAGATAGCCCAGGCTAATCGCAGCGATGTGGTCTTAGAATGGCAAGGCGAAGAGTACACCGTGGATTGGAACAACAACAGCCTACCCTCTATCCCAGAGGGTAAAGCTAGACTATGGTGTGTTGTAGCTTGGAAGCTTACCGAGAACCACAATCGGGAGCTTCGCCTAGCCCACGCCGAGGATGATCGCAAGCGTGCGCTTGTCATGGATTACTTTACGGACAGGCTTGGCCTATCCATGGAAGAGGCCGAGGCTACGGCGAACGAGCTACCCCTAAAAGCTATCGAGTCTCTAGTCGAAATGTCCCAAGCGAATTTAGCCTAGGCCAGTAACCTACGGCTACTACACAGAAAAAATGAAAACCACAAAAACAAAACACGCTACCCTAGTGCTAACCTTAGTAAACAGTACCAAGGGCAAAGCTATCGTAGCGTATGACAAACTAACAGAGCGCACAATCATTGCGCCAGTATGGCAAACCTTGCGTGGCCTAGGCTACGAACTGGAGAACATACTGGACGCCATGACTCCCGGCTCTAAAGCAAACAAAGAGATACAGTCTAGAGTTGCCGACAAAGGCTACACCCAGATGAGCTGGGCCAGCCCTTGGGACACTCAAAAGATTATATTCACCCAGAAGATAGGCTAAGAAAATGAGTAAACCAAAACTACCATGTTACGGTTGCGGTAAAATAACTGCACCGCTAGATCTATGCGAGGATTGCTCGCTAGACTACCTAAACCATCGTGTAAAGCAAGCTAGGCTTGACCTAACCAACGGAATGCTTAGTAGCCCTCGATGGAATTGTAGCGTAGACATAGCCCGACTCCGAGGCTACCTATCAGAAGCCGAGAAAGACTTAGCCCGTGCCAAGGGTAGACTAGAAGGTAGACTAGAGGAGGCTAAGAAATGAGCGTCAACAGAGAGAATAAAAAACATTGGGAGCTAGACCAATGAGAAAAATAACCTACGATGCAGCACGGGCCTTTATCGAAGGCCGAAACTTTAGCAGAGGCAACACCTTTGTTAAGGTAGAGCAAAGAACGCCAGAGGATAGCCACCCTAACAGGCAACTGTACCTACACGGCAACCTAATAGCAGAGTACACTAACGTCAAGGGACTACACGTGACTCTAGCAACCTGGCCTACGGTTACGACCAGAGATAGACTAAACGGTTTGCTCACAGAGTTAGGCAAGCGCGAAGGCGTATGGCAACACAAGCATGAGCAACACTACGGTACACACGAAGTTAATAGAATCATATCCAGTAGCGAATGGATACCAGTAACATAGACCACAAACCACATGAGAAAAAATGACAACACCAGAAACCACGACTACCGTACCTAAGCGTACGGACATAGTCCAACAGGCTATCGAGAAGATAGTCGATGATGCAGGGGTAGAGAAGATGCCCTTCCAGATCAAGGCTGCCGTAGATGCAGTCTCTAAGATACAGAACCAGCAGGGAATACTCTTACAAGCCCATGCTGGCCTAGGTAAAACCTACATGATACTCCCTGTAATCAAGTATCTGTTAGACAACAAACTACTAGAGCTGAAGTCTACTTGGCCTATGCCTATCCTATGGGTGTCACCGGCTGCGGTAATACCCCAGACTCTAGAGGTTATGCACCAGTTCGGCCTGATTGGTACGATCTTCCCTATATCCTACGCCTCGTTTAGAGGTAAGATGGGAGAGAAGATTTACTGGGATAAAACCCAGCATCCGTACTACAATACCTTCCTGTACAACTGGAAGGCTAGCGCGATGCCGTCTATGGTAGTCTTCGACGAGTGCCAAGGGCTAAAGAACGACACCTCATCCCAGACTCAGCTATCGTGGTCTATCCCACAGGGAATCAAGCGTGTCTTTATCTCAGCCACACCCTACCAGAAAGTCTCCGAGGCGCGTAGCGTAGTCCTCGGTGTCGGTGTGTCCTACGGTGAAGAACCCTGTACTACAGACACCGTACCCAGCCTACTCCAGCAAATAGCACGCTGGGGCAGGCCGACGCAGCTATGCCAAGCGCAGATGAAAAGGCTACGCGATGCGATGCAACCCTACGCTGTGTTCGTACCCAAGGTACGCTACAAGCACAAGACTCATACCCGATGTCGCTTGATCGACTTCGAGTCCGATGCTGAGCGCGAACACTACGATGGCTACTTCATAGCCTTCAAAAAGAAATGTGAGGAACAGATGCGTAACGCTAACTTTGGCCGTAACGAAATCCTAGTCGCCATGCAGAAGTTCCGAGAGGGAGCCGAAGAAGTTAGGGCAGCACGCATGGCCAAGCGTGCGATAGACATGGTGGAGCGTGGACGCCAGACTATTGTGGTCTGTAACTTCGTGAACCCCATGCGTATGGTGTACGAGGAACTCGTTAGACTAGGCCTCGACAAGGATAGGATATCCCACATCGTCGGAGGCCAGACACCCAACCAACGCGAAGCCCAGCGTCAGAAGTTCCAGCAGGGTGAAGCCGATGTTCTACTCTTTACCATGCGATCAGGTGGCGTAGGCCTCAGTCTGCACCATGACCGCAAGGAGGCTAGGCCACGGCATATAATCATACCCCCGACATGGTCGGCCATAGACTTAGTCCAAGCACTAGGCCGAGGCCACCGTATCACCTCTATCTCCGACACAACTCAAGAAGTCGTATGGTACAGGGACACCATCGAGGAGAAGGTATGTGCCAAGGTCGAGGCTAAGCTAGACTGTATCAATGCAAGCGTAGGCTCCCGTGAGAATTGGGTCAACGTATTCACTGACGGTACAGTACAGCAGGATATAGCTTCCGATAAAGAGTACGAAGAACTAGAAGAGGAAAACCTAACCATCATAGAGAAAGACAAGAACAATGAGTAACCTAACACTGAAACATCTGCTAGACTACCTAGAAAGTCCGCATCAAGATAGCGGAACAAGACTCGTGTACAGTGGTCGTACATGGGGCTGCGTTGGCGATGATACCGCAGGCCAAGGAGGATACGGTATCGTAGAGGAACCGTGCGGGGTACACGCACTATGGATGCCGCCGTTGACCATACTACCACCCAGAGACAACACCATAAGGAGGTACTATGGAAGCTAGAAAATACACGAACCTACTGTTGGAAATGATCGAGGAGGGTATCCTAGACAAAGATATAGTAATCAAGGCTTTCTGTTGCTATCTATCCGAGGCAGACGTCGAGGATATGATGCACACGAATGAAATGCTAGACCACGAAGAACAATGAACAAACACGAAACACGTATCGAACTAATGTACAGACTAACATCATGGCTAGGCTGGCTCACGCTTTATATCGTAAGCTGGCTTGTCGGCCTAGGCCTAGGGTTCATGCTATTCTACTGACATGAACCCAGAAGACACAGGATATATAGACTTGAACCATAGGTTCATGCTGGAAACAGACATAGAGGCTATATTCGAGACCTATAAGCATAACCTGCCTATAATATTCGAATTCCTACAGGACAACAATGAAATCAAAGGCTACTCTTTGGATAACTGCGCTGCCCTAGGCAGCAAAAAAGATGGCTTCGTTAAGGGACGTATAATGTTCAAGCTAGATAGATACATAGATGTAGGCTGGGTAATCTCCAGCTTACAAGACCAAGACCAAGACCAAGAAAGAGAAAATAAACATGACAGAAAATAACTGGATGAAAGGTATGACCGACGAAATCATAGCGTCGGTTAAGAGCGAGTTCGCTGACAAGTTCACCGAGCTAGACAAGAGAATCGCTGAGACTACACAGCAGAACGTAGTCTTGGAAATCAAGCAGCACGTTAGCCATAACGTGATTAACTACACCTCGCTCAAGGGCCAGCATCACCAGCTCAAGCCTTTGCTAGAAGTCATGGGGTCTGGAGAACCCGCCATGATTATCGGGCCTACGGGCAGCGGCAAGACTAGGGTAACGCACGCAGTCAAGGATGCCTTGAGCGCAAAGCACTACGCTATCCGCGCAGTCAACAAGCAGACTGCAACGCACGACCTGATAGGCTTCAACAATGCGACAGGCAACTACGTTCCCGGTGTGTTCACCAAGATAATCCAGGAGGGTGGGCTAGCCGTGATCGACGAGATAGACAACGGCAACTCGAATGTGCTGATGATTATCAAGGGCATACTCTCCGGCTATATCTATATGCCGTACGGTATGCAGGAGGTCAACCCTAACTGCCACCTCATGTGTACCGCAAATACATGGGGGCTAGGGCCAGACCGTGAGTACGTAGGCCGCAACGCCCTAGATGTAGCCCTCCTAAACGAGTTCGTCTGCGTCGAGTGGCCGTATGATACCGATGCAGAGAAACTATGGACGTTCTCTCTGTACAAGGTAGTCGATGAACCAAAGATAACTGAGACTCAGTTCCACAAGTTTATCGAACGGTTCCAAGCGATGCGAGAGTACGCCGAGACCAACAAGATACGGGTAATCTTTGCCACGCGCAACCTACGCCAGTGCATTAACCTAATGGCCAAAGCAGGATGGGATGAGTTCGATGCCTTGGACGCTACGGTATTCCGCTCAGTCAAGGGAGAGCAACGCCGTAGGCTACTCGAAGTCTACAGCGAGAAGCGTAAGTCTATCACGGCGAAGAAGGACGAGGACACCAAGTCTACCGTACCCGACGACATCAAGACTATCCTAGACAACGACGACAAGGCTCCCTTCTAAGCACCATGAAAATAGCACACAAAACCATATACTCATGGGAAGAGTTCCGCTCTGCCCTAGACAAGGATCCCAAGCGTAGCGACATCAAGAAGCTACGCAAGTACGCCAGCCATACCGAGACAGACGACGACGCGTGGTACGGTACGAAGTCGTGGACGGAAGCTGTATTCCTTCTCGACGCTGGAGGCTGGGGTATAGATAGACTAGAGAAAACTGAGGTAGACGACTCCATCGTGGAGTCTGTCGCCCCTCTCGAAGAGTACCTTACCGAGTACGTCCCGACTATCGCAGGCGGCATGGTAAACATAGAGGCCGCCGTCACGGACGCTGGCCCCGAACACTTCCTAGAAGAGGAAGAAACCGATACCGTAATAGCGGCAGGCAAACGCTTGCTTACGGTCTACGTCAACTGTTGGAACCACAATGGCATACCGGAGGAGTGTTACTTCCATAGGGGGGCTTTGATATACAAGGCTATAGACCGCCTAGAGTCCTTGGGTTTCGGCTGCGAAGTCATAGCAGTCTTTCCCTGTAGGGGAAACGGTGAAGCCCACGTAACCTACGTCAAGATCAAGGAGTTCCAAGAAATGATCGACGCCGACAGGCTATGTATCTCCATGTGCGCTACCTTTATGATGCGCCGGTTCCTGTTCCACCTACAAGAGCTAGAGTCCGACGAGATCAGACTACAGTACGGCTACCATGCTGACGGTGGCTACGGTACACAGATACCAATGGATACACTCAACGACGAGGACATTATGATACAGAAAGACAGCACGGAGCTAGTTTTCTGGTACGATGTCTCTGGTCTAACGGACACGAAGAAGATAGAGAAGACATTCAAGAAGCTAATCAAGCGAAAGTTCGTGGAGGTAAAGGAGAAAAATGCCTAGCCTAGCAGCCCAGCTAAAGCAGTTTAAGAATCAGAACATCTACGATACGAAGGGTTTCATAACCCAAGACCCGGACTGTATCGCTATGTTAAAGGCCACCGATAAGCTTGCGCCGCTCGACGATGCCGTGCTTGTCGTAGGCGAGAGTGGCACGGGCAAGGAGATCATAGCCCAGCGTCTGCACGGCAGGCGTACAGGTAGGTTCATTGCCTTGAATCTATCTGCCATGCCTGACACTATGGTACAGGCCGAACTCTTCGGCCATGTGCGCGGGAGCTACAGCGGGGCTGTCACCAGCCGTATGGGTCTGCTGGTTGCAGCCTCCAAAGGTACACTCTTCCTAGACGAGATCGGAGACATAGCCCCTGACATACAGGTGATGCTGTTGCGTCTGATAGAGACACGCCTGTTTCGTAGGATAGGGGAGAACGAGGACACAAAGTTCACAGGCAGGTTCGTCTTTGCCTCGAACTCGCTAGGCGACAACTTTCGTAATGATCTATACCAAAGGATATCAACCTTTAGGCTGGATATAAAGCCATTGAGGCGGCGTATAAAAGACGCGGAGCTTATCCTCAAGGGTATCCTGACCGACGAAGAAACCAAAGACTTGCTTGGTCTAGCGTGGAAAAACATAAAGCCAGAGCAGGGAGTCCTCATGGGTAACGTACGAGAACTGTTGCGCTTGGCCAAACAGTATAGAGTCCTAGGCCGAGACTACTTGGACTTCCGATAACCACAGGTACACACAACGTAGCGATAGGTTATAGCCCTAGTATAGATTACAACTGGTGACTACAATGTAGCGATAGGTTATGGTGCAGGTAAATCTATCACCGGACTACCAGATTTACATAGACTAAAGAAAAACTTTTAACTATTAACCGGGTTGGCACGATTCCTGCTTATTACTAATCGTTAAGAGGTTTTTCCCTCTTAACACACAAAAAATTTGCGCTAACAGTTACACGGCGCGAAACTAACAGATAAAAAGCATAATGCAAACGATAGATACAAACTACGAGGTGGAGCATTTCCAGTCTGGTGATTGGAAAGACTTCAAGTTTAACGTACCAGAGTTCAAAGCTACGGCTGACGTAGTCTTTAGGTATGGAGAAGAGAAAACGCTTGGCCTGCTGAATCAGCAGATCAGCGCACGAATCCGGTCTACGGTAAAGAACTCGTTGAAGCCTAACGGCCAGACGACTGAAGAACTGAAGGCCGAGTTACTGGCGAAGCACCCTGACTTGGTAATCTACACCAAGGAGGATGCCGACAAGTGGACTCCAGAGAGCGGCGGCGGGGAGACTCCCGGCAAGCTGTTCAAGAAAGCTAAGCTGGCTTTCGCATCTGGGGATATTCCTTTGGGCAAAGAACTGCTTACTCGTATGGAGGAACTAATGGCCGAATCGGCCTAAACAAATCGGGGTAGCGTAGCATGGTGTCGTGGGAGACCCACGAACAGAGTAGTTACTAGCGTTCAACTTGGTGAAACACTGCGCTACCCTCTTATAATTTCCATGGAAAAAGACACAACATTACAGGATCACTCGGCTCTCCTTCGTAAGCTACGATCAAGGAGTTCCATAAGCAGATCAACATATACCCCAACCAACGCACATAAAGTAAAGCCGATTATAGATAAGCTACTTGATGGGAACACGGATATCCTAGTTACCGCAGAGGAAACAGGATATAAAGTCAACACCCTCCATGTAAAGTTATCGGACGGCTTTAAGTTTTTGGTTGACAACTCTACGGAGTATGGCCCAATCTATGCGGAGTTACGTACTCAAGTTGCGCTCCGCAAGACTGCTACCGGTGTCTTGATTTACTTCAAGGACACCATACGTAATCAGATCAAAGCCAAGGAAATGAAGTACGACTTCGCAGACTCTAAAGTCTGGAAGGCGGAGTTTCTCGCTTGGTTACAGGACGCCAAGGAAATGGATACCTTCCGGCGTGAGAACCTAATTATAAAGCACGAAGATATCAAGTGGCTGGAAGAACAACAGAAACTTGTAGACTTCGAGTTCGACACGGTCAAGGACACGCTTAGTGTCGTAAGATAATGCCCTTGGTAGTCATAGCCGCAACCTCTATATTTTTTACCCTGCTATTTATAGTCCTCATTATCATAGATCTACATGACCATTGAGGAACTACTAGACTGCACGGTAGAGAAACTAGAGTCCATGTCGGATGAGGAATTACTCCAACACTTCGACAGTTATCTAAAGCTAACCGAACCGAGGGTAGAGTTAGCCAAGCCGAGGACACGAAAGAAGCGTGTGCCTAAAGAGAAGCCCTCGTTGCAAGCCGAAATGGAACTACTAAAGAAAACCTATGGAATTACTTAACCTAGAAAAAACCGAAGAGGGCAAGCTTATCCTAAAGATAGATGCGTCCCTTATAAAAGAATCAGCCTGCGAGCGTAGGCTATGGTATATGCTATGCCGTGGTCTACGCAAGCGGAACACCAATCATAAGATGGAGTACGGCACGGCAGTACACAAAGCCTTGGAGTCGTACTACTCTGACGGTGACGAAGAGAAAGCCGTCAACGCGGCGATAGACCACTATGTTGATGTCCTCGTACCCGACAAGGACTTCCGTGACCTAGCCCATCTGGTCAACCTGCTCAATCAATACTTCAAACAGGACACGGGGCTTGAGGTTCGCAAAGACCCTGACTCATTGGTGGAGATGCGCTTTGCCTACCCCTACAAGCAAACACCGGAGCTGGACATAATCTTCTGCGGCACTATAGACTTTGTCGGAACCTACTTCGGTAGGCCTGTCATCGTAGACCACAAATCCACAGCAGCCTACAGCCCCGCCGCATACTTCGCATCCTACAAAGTCTCGCCCCAGCTAATGTTCTACAACCTCATCTGGCGTACAATCTTTCCCGAAGAAAACGTAGGCTGCATGATTAACGGTCTGTTCCTTGGCCGGTCTAACAAGAACAAGTTCGAGCGCAGCGAAATCTACGAGTTCAGCAAGGATATGCTGGATAAGTTCAAGGCCTACATCGACGACATGGTCAACAGGCTTATCTTGAGAATGAGTACCATGAAGATTCGCATGAAGTGGTCAGCAGAGTCCGAGGCCGAGGATATCTTTCTCAGTAACTTTGCCTGCTGCGAGACTAGGTTTGGACTCTGCTCGTTCTCTCCCCTCTGCACGGCGAACTCAAGCCGTGACAGGGAGTCCATCGTCAACATGGACTACGTCAACAAAGTCTACGACCCACTACAGTTTCAACTATGATGCAACAAGACTATTACATAAGCGCAGTAGATCAGGTAGTAACCCTGACTCGTAAGTTGGAGGCAGCGTATGAGACATCGTATAGCTCGCTGGCCTTCGCATGGGGTAGGGTACATGAGTTGGAAGAAAGACTAGAAGAATTGGAGAAAGAACATGGAAGTACCACAGAAAACATTAACGGCTAGGCACGACGCCTACTTGGACGGCATGGATAACTTTACCATGCTACGCTACACGGCAGCTATGGAGTCCCTCAACAAGACTCTTGAAGCTACGCTACAGGATAACGAAATGACAGGCATACTGACCGCCGACTGTGTAAGTCACACATCAGCGATACTTGCGGCGGCAGATATGTTGGGCAGTAAGCTAACCGCATTGGACAAGTCTTTGCAGAATATGTCCGTGATGGTAGGGAGGCTAGTAACCAAATGAAAATAAAACTGGATACCGTGGCAGGCAAGCGTGCGCTATTCGTAGCCGCCGACTGCGTTAGTCTGCTGGACAAGAAGCAGAAAGACTACGGGCCGAAGAACATCACTAGGTTTGGTGTTCGTGGTCTAAGCGTGCGCCTCTACGATAAGGTGGAGCGGCTCGCAAATCTGCTAATGGACAAGGAGGAAGATCCGCAGAACGAACCGTTGGAGGATACCTTCAAGGACATTGCGAACTACGGACTCATAGGCCTTATGCTTCTGCGGGAGCAATGGCCGGAGGAAGAACAGCTAGAATTTGACACCTTCTACGGTGTCATTGAACCAGAGACTAAGATAGAAATAACAACAGGAGCAGAGACAGAGGAAGAAAAAGAAAATGTATAAACCATTGATCGCAATTGTGGGTCATAGTGGCAGCGGCAAGAGTACGGCGTTGCGTAACCTAGACCCGAAGACAACCTACATCCTAGACTTGGAGCGCAAGGGATTCCCTTTCCGTAACGCTAGTAGGTTCAACATCATTCCCGTGGAGAACGCCAACGCTTTCCCTAGGGAACTGGACAAGGTTCTAAAGGAGGACAACTGCGAGGTTGTGGTGGTCGAATCGTTCACCAAGTACGTGGAGCAGGTTCACACGCTGGCTACCAACTCGTTCAAGGGCTACGATATCTGGTCGTTCTACAACAGGACTATCCGCAATATGTTAGACTCCATCAAGAACGATAAGGCTACAATTATTTTCACCGCCGTAGACGACATCGTGAAGATTCCGCAGATTACAGGCGGCGAGACCTCGCATCGCAGGGTCAAGGTGCAGGGTAAAGTCCACGAAGGCGGGATAGAGAAGGAGTTCCTCATGGTCTTGTTCACTGAGGTTCGCAAGAATGAGAAGACCGAGGAAATGGAATACTTCTTCCAGACTAACACGGATGGTGTTACGTCAGCCAAGACCCCAATGGGTATGTTCGATGAGCTACTCATCCCCAATGACATCGTGACGGTGCTGGAGAAAGCAGAGGAATACTATGCCTAAGAAACCTAGGGTAACATTAGGGCGGTTGTTTGTGGTATCAAACGACCACAAACACAGAGCAGCCAACAGGTCGTACATCTTTACGTACCTTGAGGGCAAACACAGACCTGTCCCATATCTATTCACGGACGGGCAGCTAAAGGAAGCCAGAGAACGGGCAGCTAATAACACCGAGGACTGTCTGCCTCTATCTAGATGGTGGCAGTTTTGGAAATGACAAAGAACAAAGCACTCTACATAAAGTTTAACGGTTCGTATAGGTTCATAGGAAAACACATAAAGAACAACATCATACGTGAGTTTCCTTTTGCTAAATCAGTCTTGTGGCAGAACAAATCGTTTAGCTTTGACAAAAAACTTCTCGACTACGCAAAGCAGAATGCTGTTGAGAACTTTGTCTTTGCAGATTTGCACAAGAATGTTTACTTACGCTTGAGTATGAACTCAATTTTACAAAACGGTTCAGACGGAGACTACGGTTACGGACTACAGTGGTATGTACCCATGAGCGTTGGTGAAGAGCTAGAAACCTACAAGAAATCTCCCTACGTTGGTGGGCCGAATAGTAATTTTATACTGTAATGAATTTCCCTATGAGTGTAGGGGATACGTGTAAGATACACTACGATAAACATAAACTACAA